CACAAGTGATCAATAATTGCCTCGGAAAGAATTTTTTTGAAATGACTGCGGAATACCGGGTGGAAGAGGCCAAGCGACTGCTGAGAGAACAACGAAATGTAAAAGTAGAGGAGATCGCTGAACAAGTCGGCTACAATTCAAAATCGTCATTTAACACTGCCTTTAAAAAAATCACAGGCAAAACGCCCTCCGAATTCCGAGCGGTTTAATGATCGGTATGTTCTTCAGGAATTACTTCATTGAGTTTTTTCCACAGCTCGTTATCAAACGAGGAAGGGCCGAAGATGCTTTCTCCGGTGTCTTCACCCTGGCGTACGATGACAAGGTCCATGCTTGGAACTACATATATTTTCTTGTCGCCCCTGCCCATCGCTGAAACCATGTCTTTTGGAGCCGCAGGTATAAGCGCGCCCTGATGAACAACGCCATCTCCTGGAGCTACATATGACGGCTGGCCATTGATCCACCACAAATATCCGTACGAGCGATTCAGGCTGCTGGAAGGCGATAGCATGGCATGAAAGAACGTGCTGTCTTTCATGATTTGTTCATTCTTCCATTGGCCTTTGGCGAGGATCAGTAATCCAAAGCGTGCCATATCTCTAGTATTGAGCGAAAGCATGTAGTTATCCCACTTCCAGTTTTGAAGCCCGATCTTCTGAGCGAGTCGCGTTTTTGTGAACTCGTCATAGCTCACACCAGCGCCGAGAACACCGGGATCTGGATCGGCGCAATCGGCGGGGTGTCGTCCGAGACCTCGGTGAGTTCGGCGTCCCACGACGCCGTGCTGCCGGCCGTGCTCACGCCGTTCCACCGGTTCGCGCCGCCGGTCAGGGAGACCACCCGGGACAGCGTCCGGACCACGTCCTTCGCCCCGGCGTTGGTGAGGATCAGCGTGGGGTCGAGGTGGGTCGGCACGAGGTAGCCACCGGCGGTGTTGGTGCCCACCGCGATCGCCGCGCGCTCCACGTCGCTGAGGAAGACGTCCCGACCGACCATCAGCTTCTCGAACGCGCCGATGTAGTCCGGCGTCATCCGGGACAGCAGGTTCCGCGACCAGCTGATGTCCTTGCGGTGCCGCTTGATGTAGGTCTCGAAGGACCCGTTGTAGCCGTCCGGCATCTCAAACTCGTCGAGCGCCTTCAGGTTGGAGTCGGCCAGAGCTCGGATGATCTCGGGCTCGTCCATGTGGCCGGTCGAGCCGCGCAGGATCTCGAACGGGTCCACGGAGGTCTTGACCTCCGGACCGCGCGACCGCTGGATCGGCGTGGGCCCCGAGACCGGCTCCACAGCGGTCGAGTACGCGGCGGCCGAACGCACGGCCTCCACCCGGTCTTCGTACTCCTGCGCCTCGGCGAACTCCAGCTGGAGCGCCTCGAAGAGCTCCAGGGCCGCTTCCGAGCGGGCGATGTCGTCCTCGCTGGGCTCGTCCAGGCCGTCAACCTCGGTGACGATGCCGCGCTGGATCTCCAGCTCAGCCGCGATGTCCGTTGTCTTGCGCCGCTTTGCCACGTACCACTCCCATGTCCAGAGCCCTGGCGCGCAGTAGTAGCTGTCGCGCCTTGATCCGGCTGGAGTGCCCCATGGGCGAGTCCCCGGCGGCGACGGGTCCCGAGGCGGGAGTGTCGCTGTCATCCCCAGGCGAGGCAGTCGGCGTGCCCGGGGGTACTGCTTTGCTGATCATAGACCGAATGAGCTCCGCGAGGTCCTCCTGGCTGCGAATCGCCACCAGTCCAGCCCCCTCGTAGGCCGGGGAGTGGGTCGGTCCGTACTCCTTCAGGCCAAGTTCCGTGCGCTGCACGTACGGGATCCCCTCGCGCTTGCCCTTCTGGCGGGACTGGTACACCGGGCCCCGGAAGCTCTGGCCGGTGATCTGCCCGCCCTCCCACGCGGCCAGGACGGCATCGGCTACCTCGCCGTCGTTGTACCGCGACACCGTCAGCAGGCCCTTGCCATCCGGGCGGATCTCCTCCGGCGTGGCGAACGGCACCGCCAGCAGGCCGTTGGGCTTGCCGGACAGGTCGTAGCCGTGGTTGTAGAACACGCCGACCTTGCCGATCCCGTGGGCAAGGGTGCGGTTGAACGACGAGCGGTGCAGGTCTTCCCAGTAGTGGCCGTGGGCGTCCCGGATCTCGGCCGGCTGGTCGAACACGGCCGCGTACGCGGTGACGGTCCGGCCCTGGCGAGACCGCTTGACGTCGAAGTCGGCCACCTCGAAGGTGCGCGTGATGATGTCAGGCATTGCTGACCTCCGATCGGTGCACAGTCGCTATCGGCTTGGCCCTGGTCGGCTTCCGGGTGTATTCCGGCGCGGCCTTCTTCGCGGGGGCGTTGGCCGCCTTCCGAGCCGCCGCCGCTCGCGCTCGAAGGTCGCTGGCGCCGTTCTTGCGCGCCCCGGCGCTGGCCACCTTCTTGCGCGCGGCGGCCACCCGGTCGGCGATGCTGGCCTTCTTGGGCGCCTTCTTCAGGTCCTTGGCGCTCTTCGCGCCGGTCAGCTGACGCAGCAGAGCCGTCGTGACCACACCGTCGGCCTTGAGGCCCAGCCTGCGCTGGGCCTTTTTGATGGCAGCCGTGGTGCGCGGGCCCAGCTTGCCGTCCACCGCCAGAGTCTTGCCGGACCCGTCGGTCAGGCCCAGCTTGTTCAGGGCGTTCTGAAGAGCCTTGACGCGCTTGTCTCCGCCCTTCTTGCCGTATCCGGCGCCGCGCTTGCCGTCGAAGGACAGGTTGCCGCCGCCGCCCTTGCGCCGGCCGGCGGCCTTCTGCGCGGGGGCCTTGCTCGCGCCACCGGCGGCCACGAACTGGCCACCCACCGCCCCGGTACCGCGCGGGTGCAGGGCCTCGGTGAAGGCGCGCCGAACATCCAGCTCAGGTCCATGCTCACCCTTGAAGATCATCATGCCGGGGCCACCTCTTCCTCCTCGGCGAGCGCCGGATCCTCCTCGGCCAGGAGGGGATCCTCCTGAATCGCAACCTCAAGCTGGGTCAGGTCACCGGCCTCGATCGCCACGACCACGCTCTCCGGGTCGTAGATTCCCGAGGCGGACAGGGTGGCCACGTTGCCAGCCTTGACGCTGGTGGCGTCCAGGGCTTCCTTGGCCTCATCCGGGCCCTCATCTCCGGCGCCCGGGGGCTGGAGCTGCACCGACATGAGGCCGGAGTGCTCCAGAAGGTTGAAGTCCTCGGCCAGGACGGCGGCCTTCGCGCTGTCCGGCGTCCAGCCGGCGGCGATGGCCGCGTTGATGGTGGCCATCGTGGTGGACTGCACCTCGGCGAGATCCTTCATGTCCTCGCGCAGGAAGGCCACGTCGGCCACGTCATGCCAGAGCTGAGAATTGCTCGGAACGTCCAGGAGGGGCTCCACGGCTCCCGTAAAGCTCTTCCACTGCGGTCGACCCCAGCTGTCCCCGAATGCTCGCCGCGCCTGGGCGTAGTTGGAGTATGTGGCCGCGCTCAACCCCTCGGACAGGCCCACGATGATCGGTGGCACCCTGCCGGCGGCACACAGTCGCGTCTCACCGGCACCCTGGGTGTTGCGGAAGTCCAGTTGCTGCATGTTCGCACCGACCACAGTGACGTCGGCACCACCGCCGGTGTACAGCGTCTTGTACGCGTTATCCACGCCGACACTGAGCTCGTTCATGACCCGAGCAAATTCCCTGAACTGGTCCGGAGTGACGCTCTCCTTCAGCGAAACAGCCAAATTCGGCGTCGCCGCGTTCTCGAAGAACATCAGCTTGTGCGCGGTAGCCGCACCGTCAGCCTGCATTTCCTTGATAACCGGACTAATCCACGACATTCCCCGGAATTGAGCGTCCGGGTCGGGAATGGGAGACCAGTAGGTGGCGAATCCGTCCCTGTTCATGCCATCGGGCGCGTTGATCGGGTACAGCCGGGACGGACCACCGGAGCGCACACCACCGGCGGTGTATTTGATCCCCACCACGTCCGACTCGATCGCCTCATCCGGCGGTGCGGTCAGGATGAACTCGCACCAGTCCGGGCGTAGGCGCCGCATCCGGTCGCCGTCGCGGGCCACGAAGAACGTGCCGGCGGCCGTGACATCCTGTTCCGCACGCATGAGCAGAGACTGGGTGGTGCCACCGGGCCAGGGGCGCTCCAGGGGGCGTAGGGCATCGGTGCCGAACAGGTCGTTGCCGCCGCCGGACTGGCCGTACCGGCGCCACTTGAAGGTGATGTCGGTGAACAGCATCGCCCTGGCCAGGGAGATGGCGAACACCGGTCCGTTCGTCTTGTACGCGCCCTGCACGTACCCGATGAACGAATCGAGAACCGGTTCAGCCTTCTGGCCGGCGTAGGTGGTGGTGTAGCCGGGCTGATACACCTGTCCCTGGAATTTGAGGTACGCGTCAACGAACCCCTGCCATTCCTGGTTGTACATCCGCTCGATTGTATGCGTGGGAATGGCACTCCGGCCGATCAGTTCTCGGCCGAAGCGTGCGATTTCCTGGCCAATCTTCACGCGTACATCACCAGCGGCTCCCATTCCACCTCATGACCCTTGGTGGCCAGACCCCACAGGGCTTTAGTGACGGCGTCGATCGGTGTGATGTCGGTGCCGGCGTTCTTGACGTCCCACGCCGTGCCACCATCACCGATGTCGCGCTTGTCCGCTCCCCTCAGGGCCAAAGCGATTTCCTCCTGCCCGAGGTGGACCACCGTGCGATCCTCTGGTTTTTCGCTGGTGGCCGCATCATAGATCATGCCGAACGCCTGAGCCACGTCCCTCGCGGACATGGGGGTTACCTCCACGCCCAGCGCCTCCACATCGGCGATGATGGAGCCGGCCGGGGATCCGGGGTCGATCACCACCGCGCACGGATTCCGAGACGCCTTCAGCTTGGCCAGCAGGGCGGGGACGCTGGCCGACCCTGCCCCGGAAACGACCAGTTCGATGTGCGCTTTCCCGTCGAAGCGCCGCTGGGCCACACCGATGGAGAACCGGACCGGGCCTTTGCCCCGGGAGGAGATGGCCACAGCGAACGCCGGCCGACCGATCAGCTGAGTGGGCGGTTTCATGGACACCAGAGAGGTGATCGGCATGGTCGGGGCCGGGAAATCTTTGTCCTGCCACTTCTCAGAGCCTGAATGCTTGTCAATCAGCGCTTCCCACTGCTTCTTGCTGATCACCGCGTAGCCGTCGGTGAGGTTCGGGGGCCAGGCGCCGCCGCGCTCGCGCGCGAAACCGACCGGATCCATGGTCGTGCGCTCCCGGGCGATGGCCTCGGGGCCGATCCGGTGCGGATAGGCGGGGTTGGTGGCCGCGTACATCTCCTGGCTGTCCAGGATGCAGCCCGTTTCGGACGCCCGGTGGCTGCATACCTCGCTCTGGCAGGGGCCGATCTTGTCCAGGCTGGCCTTCATGCCCCAGTCGACCATCATGATGCCGGGCAGGCCGTCCTCGGCCGCCGCGCGCGCCCGGAACAGGGCCTCTCCGGTGGCGCTGTCCAGGGGCGGGGAGCTGCCGAGCCACAGTTGGGGGTTCGGGCGGGCGCTCATGGTGGGCAGAACCGCGTCCACCTGCGCCGCGACTAGGGCATAAGCCTCATTCCAGATGACCTTATCGAAAGAGAACCCTCGGCCGGCACCCTTGGACCGGGCCAGGAAGCGCATCCGCTGCGCGATGAGTTGACTACCCGCCTGACCGCCGAACCCCGTAATCACGGTGGCACCGGGCAGAAGCTCAATGCCCTCTTCGCCGTTCGTGTTGACGACCTTCTTGACCTTGCGGCGAAGGTCGTCGGTGTTGGTGATCAGGCTGACCAGCCGGCGGAACGCTTCCATCGCCGTCTTGTACTCATGCGCGCTGTGACCGATCAGCCGCTCGCCGGTCAGGAACAGCCAGCCCAGGCCGAGGGCCTCGAAGATGGCGTCCTTACCGTTCTGCCGGCTGACCACCACCGTGTTCTGGAAACTGGCCCACTTTCCGTCCTCGTGCTCGCCCAGGCCGATGTCCAGCACCCAGGACTGCCAGGGATCCAGGATCAGCCCGGCGCTCGCGGCGAGCTCCGTGAACTCCGGGCCGGAGGTGAACGGAGCTGGCGGATAGTGGCACAGGTGCGGCATGGGAAAGCTGGACATGGATCACCCCCGGTCACAGCGTACGTGACCGGGGGTGGGAAGTGGATCAGACGAGACGTGGGTAGGACTGAATGGCCCGGGAGACGGCGCCGGATCCCGCAAAGAGATCAGTAACATGATCCGTATCAGGTTCAAAGCTGAGCGCGTCTAGCACCCAATGCGTCCAGCCTTCCGGCTTTTCCCCCATGAATCCCCGGGGGGCCGTGGCCGTGAAAACGTCCGGAGTGCTGCCCCTGCCGGTTCTGTTGCTCCGTCGCCCGGGGGCCGGGTAGACGATTACGGGCTCCCACAGGTTCCGGATCCGATGAGATCCAGGTATCGCGTTCGGCTTGACCCACACCATCAGCCGTGCTCCAACCGGAAGTTCTCCGTACGCGGCGATGCCGTCAGGGGCGGTGGCGATGGCCCATCCGTCATAGGTGTCCATCAGCTCAATCAGAAGTCGTCGATGTCTGGCCGGATCATCCCATTCTGCTGCGCCTTCATGTCTGTCTGCCGGCCGATCCTTGACGGAGCGTTGTCCGGTGCCATACCACCTAGAGGCCCTGTTCTTCCTGCCCCCGCTCCCGATGAACGGTGGATATGGAGGATCTGCGATGGCAAGCTTTGTCATACCACTACTATAGCAGACGTAGGCAGAGAAGAAAACCCCCGGTCGAGTGACCGGGGGTTGGAAGTGGATCAGACGAACTTGTACGACGTGTACGTCCGGTCGCCCTGCGCCGTACTCAGCTGCCCGTCGTAGGTGCCCGCGTAGAACAAGTACGAAGTACCGGAGCAGCCGGCGTCCTTGTAGAACCGGATGTTCCGGGCCGGACTGGCGGAGTTGTTGGCCACGGAGCGGGCGCGGTTGTTGATGTAACTCGGCAGGCTCCGGCACCCGGTCCAGTCGTCGCTGATCGGGTACGCGGCACCGGTGTACCCGAGGCCCTCCCAGATACTGACGAAGTGGCGCGGGGCGTTGCTGGGCATGGCGGCCTGTGCCGGCGACGCCACGAACAGCAGGCTCACCAGGGCCACCAGCGAGGCGACGAACGCGGACAGGGCGCGTTGGATGGTCATGCGTCGACCTTAACCAGCTCCGCCAGCTGCGGAGATCCGGGGAGGACATTGGCGATCACCTGGAGCCCCTCCAGGGTTTCTGGATCCCCATCCCAGTGGGCAGCGCAGCAGCAGCATCCAGAATCCGGCATGTACTCCCGGTACTGCTCCAAGAGCGCCTCCAGTACGGGTCGCGCGGGGACCGCCTCTGGGGCGTCATCCGGCAGAATAAACCGCTTCGCCGCATCCCGGTCGAGGCAGCATCCACACGACTTCCACACCCCCACGGTCTTCACGCCAGTGGTCGCCCTGAAGGCGCGTTCCGCGTCGCCGCACCAGTCAAGCCGTTCGGCCTGCTGCTTCACGGCATCGCGCAGGGTGACGAGATTGACCATCGCCGGGGCCTCGGTCACGGTCGATTCCTTTCGGCAGGTATCGTTCATACAGCCACTATAGCAGAGGTTACCCAGTCTCGCCACGCCGTTCCGCGCGCCTCGCAGCGAGCTCGTCAGCCTTGCTGGCCACCGGCGCCGCCACCTCTTGCCCCAGAGCCTTGCTCAGTTCGGCCAGCAGGCCCTTGAGCGCGGTCGCCTGCTGGCGCGCCTCGGCCAGCGGGGCGTTGATGACCACCTCGGCATAGCCGGGCGGCATCCGGTCGAGCACCTGGATCCACGCCGCCGGGTCGCCCTGGAGTACGGCATCCAGGTGCTCCAGGCGCTCCACGATCAGGACCGCCTCATCGGCCAGCGCGCGCGGGATGCCGGTCAGGGTGTCCCGCTTGATCTCGCCGGCCAGGCGGTTCGCGCGCTCACCCACCGAACATCACTCCAGCGATCACCGTGCCGAGCAGAAAAGCCAGCATGCCGGCTGCCGCGAACAGGGGCCAGAAGTCGCGCTTGTCCAGCTTGACCGGCCGGCGATCGCCCCGGGTCAGCTTCTCGTCGTAGACGAACGGCCCGACCCTGAACCGGAAGCGCAGGCTCACCGTTGGTCCTGTCCCGTCGGCTCCAGCGCGATGGTCAGGGTGTGCATGGTCCGGCCCGGGTACGTCGCGCCGGACGGCCCGACTGCCCCGGTTTCGGATCGGACCCGCGTGATGGTGCCCCGGACCTCAGTCCCGTCCTGGAGCACCACCGTGACCGGGCCGCGCAGATTCAGGTTCACAGCTTCTCCCTCAGGGTCTCGACGATGGCCAGCAGGGCGTGCACCTGGGCGCCGGCCAGGGCTTGATCCACGGACAGGGTCACAGTGCCGTCGGATCTGCGACTCTGTTGACCAATCTCGTCCATGATCTTGCGCGCTTCGCCAGCGTGCCAGCCGGCATCGCTGACCGGAACGTTCAGCGATGCGATTCGGCCTCCGGGGCCACGCGGGCGTTCCCGGAACAGGATTCCGGCGTTCTGCATGGAGCTGATCATGTCCTCAACCGTTCCTCCGTCCGCGTCGATGTCCTCCAGAGCCTCTCGCACTCTATCCATGGTCTTGACGTCATGATACGTCTCGTCGATTGGCATGCTGCCTACTATAGCAGATGCATGACCACCCGTAGTCACGTTCCGGGCCCATTTGCTCACGCTGTGAGGGGGGAAATAGCGCGATAGGAGCTGGGGGTCGTACCATGTCCGTTTTGACGCCTTTCCCCCACCCCCCGGGCATTCGCGCTCCATAGCTATACACCTATGCGAGCCAATCCTGAGAACGAATAGGAGGAACAGATACCTGTACTATTCCTTTACCCTTCCTCCCATTGCATGACCTACACAGCACAGCAAAGGGACCAGCAGGATCACCACCTTGAGCCACAGGTAGTACGTGGTCAGCGGTGAGGTCCATAGAGGGGTGCCTCGGTACCTGGTACCCGGGACACCACATACCCTCTGTCTGTATCCACGCCTGCACAGCGGCTCTCCGTAGCACCCGGAGTGCGTTGCTACCCGCTCCGTGCAGATCCTGCCTCCGTGGACTACCCCCCATCAGGACCACCTCCGGACAGCACGATGCCCGTGCGCGGACGGGACGGAACGCGGCACGGGCATCGGGGTATGGATCACGCTATCAGGCCCGGATAGATCCATGGCGCGTGCCAGGGAGCGGTCCCTTGGGGCTTACCGATCATCGTCTCGTAGAAGGCGCTCACCGTGGCGCACATCCGGGGCCGCCCGTCCATGCGCCATACGCAGAGCGTGTCCCAGGCCCACGAGGCGCCATGGTCCACGTACACGGCCACAGCCCGCTGACGCCCATTCTCACGCGCCATACGGACGGCCAGGCTCTCCCTGGGCTCCGTGCCGGGCGTGCCGAGGCTTCCGTGCGGGATCCAGCCCTTGGCGTAGGTGACCATCACGGACCAGCCGGCCATGGACATGGTCCGCTCCATGTCCCGAACCGCGCGCTTGACCGGACCGGGCACGCCGTCACGAGAAGAGATCAGGGGCGCCGGGTATCGCTCCACCTCCGGCTGAGGGGCGGCCGGGCCCAGGCCGATCCCACCACCGGCGTAGAACGCGTCAGGCATGGTCAGTGACCAGCATGGTATTCGACCTCACCAGTGCAAGAGCGCGATTTGTCCAGGTGCTCCGCATCCGGGTGCCCGCACCGACAAACAGAAAGATCATTCCACGTATACCAATGGTGGAATTTGAGGCACGAGCAAAGATCGACCGTTGTAGTTGATGCCTGATCAGTGTCCACCGCGATCCACCGTCTTCAGTCCAAGCACGGCGGACAGGTGACCATCCCGATCCGGGAACGGGCGGTTCGCTTTCTCCTCCCACCAGTTCACGCCGGCCATGGCGGCGAACACCAGCTGGGCGGGCGGCTTCTCCAGGTAGTCCACGGCACGGCGGAGCTGGTGCACGTCCAGCCAGCCGATGATCCGGTTGCAGGTGCGGTCACCGCCTGTGCAGAGCAGCCCCCGTACGGCCTGCCTGGTGGCGCCCAGGGCGTGGTTGTGGTCCACGCCGAGCCGGCGCCCACCACGGCCCTGCGGATCGTCCGGGTTCTTGCCCTTGGCGGTCCGGCAGATGTAACAGGCGCCGTGCTGGGCGCGATACAGGTCGCGGTAGTCCTGCGGCGTGAGTCCGTACAGGGTGAGGGCGCTGGCGTAGAACTTGCGCCACGCCACCACCGTGCGGGCATTCATGCCACGCGGTGGTGTCCAGGTCAGTCCCGTCTCGGTGGTCATCACTGCCCCTGCGGCACCCGGTAGAACGTCCGGCGCCGGATGCCCCGCGTGGTGGTGGCGGGCCGGTGGGTGCGCTCCAGGATGCCGGCTGTGGCCGCCCTGGTGAACAGGGTGACCATGGTGCTGTCCTTGAGGTTGGATACCTTCGCCGAGCGCGCCGCGAGCTCCACGCCGTCCAGGTACTCCGTGCCGGCGGCGGCCAGCTCCCTCCACGCGGCGGCCCACGCCTTTCCGAGGTCCGTGTTCGGGTCCGGGTACACCCCCGCCGAGGTGGCGGGACGTGCGCGCCGGGGCGCGTATTCGGGCTTGTTGAAGGTGGGCGGCTCGCTCGTGATTGCGTTCATAACGCTACTATAGCTGGTCAAGGCACGAACGGCAATCGATCAGGGTCTTGTCTTGGTGGATGCGTACCCGCTTCGGGCCGCGCGCCTCACCCACGACGCGACACGCGCTCACCCACCGCGTGGCATTCCAGGCGGCGAAGTGAACCGGTGCCGGGATGAGCGCGCCCGTGTGATGGTGCACCACCAGGCCGGTACGGATCATCTCTCTGATCGCGGTGGACAGGAAGGTTCCGTTCAGGCCGGAGCCTTCCGGGGCGTACCACCGACCGTTGCCGGCCATGTGCATCTCCGCCCCGCGCTCCAGGGCCAGTATGAGGCGGGCGACGAACAGGTCATCCACACCGTGCGCCCACCGCGCCCCGGGCGTGAGGAGGTCCTCGGGAACGGCATGGGCGCCGGCACGCTCAATCAGCCGGCGGTCAGCATCGGTGAGGAGGTTCTCGATGTTCATGACTCGCTCACTCGGTACAGCCTTCCGTGCCTGCTCTCCTCGGCCACCTCGACCCCCGCCATGGTGCTGAGGTAGCGACCGATCGAAAGAGACGGATCGCGCTTCACCTGCCTTGCTCGCCAGAGACGGGGCGGCAGCTCTCGCAGGACGATGTCCCTGGCAACGTCTACGGCCTTGAACGGCCGCTCTCCGTAAACCCTCCGCAGCACCGTCAGGAAATCACTCTCATCGCTCATATCTCTACTCTCTCATTTCCCTCACTTCTTCGCAAGCCAGGCTGGGCAGCGGCGGCCGTGTGACAAGTGACAAGTGAGACAACTCTAGGCACTCTTATCACGCGCGTGGAGATTCAAAATGTCCTGAATTGATAATCACCAGGGGGCCGCAAAGTTGTCTCACTTGTCACTTGTCACACGGCCGCCATGACGTATGCATACAAACCGGGACAGCAGGCCATCGCCGGCAAGCTGTCCCGGTTTGATCTTGCTAACTGGTCGGTGGCTCACGCCTGTCCACGCGCCAGGTCATACCGTCCCTGGTCTTGCCGTCCATTCGGATGACCAGTTGCGCTCCGTCGTCCAGGGTGACCCACCTCCCCAGGCGATGCCTGAGCCAGTAACCGAAGCTCTTGCGCCCTTCCGCCTCGGACCGGGACAGCTTCGCCAGAGTGGACACCGGTAGCCAGTCCCTGGAGTCGAACACCATCTCTCCGGCGTCCGGAGCCAATGCCTGGGCTGAAGTCCAGGTAGACCCCCCAAACTTCTCCCACAGATGATCAAGAACTTGCGCCAGGCCGTCATCGTCCCCGCCGCCAGCCGCGCGCTTGCCCGACTCTTGATCGAACCCGCCAGCCACACCCGCCTGTGCCAGGATCCCGCCCACGGCCCTCTCCCACGCCGCGAAACCGTCCGACTGGCGCCGCACTGGCCCATCCCTACCCGCGACCACCCACGACCGGATGAGGACCAGCAGGGACCACAAGATCTCATTGCGGTGCTCCGCCACCCAGCGGGGCAGGTCCTTGATCGCGAAGTCAGTGCGCGCCTCCGGATTGGCCATGTCCGGATCGATCATGATGGTGACGGTCCGGCGCACAAGGTCGCCGCCCAGCACCATGTTGTTGCCCGTGACCACCCAGAGCCGGTCGTTGACGTAGCTCAGGTTGCTGCTCTTGCCCAACTCCCGTTCCTGGATCTCGCCCTGGGCGGTGAGCAGCCCCGCGAGTACCGAGGACCTCAGCTGGCCGGTCACGTTGTCCAGCACCACCACCGGGGCGGACGTGGTGCTGAGGATCGAGCTGGTCATCTTGCGCCACTCCGCCTCCTCATCCGGCACCTCCGAGCGGAGCACCGAGCCGTGGATGATGCCGGCGATGTGCGCCAGCAGACTCTTGCCGCTGCCTGGCTGGTGCGCGGAGATGCCGAACATCTTGTAGGTGGGCGGAGTGATCTGGCGCATCAGCGGCGTCAGTAGCAGACCGATGTAGTTGGCCCGGTCCTCATCGGTGGCGAACGGGAATCCGTCGATCATTCGGTGCACCATATTGAACGCGGTGGCCAGATCCACTTCGCTGGGCTCATCCGGCACGGCCGGTACGTTCACCCCCTCGCCCGGCAGGTAGAGGTAGCCCGTGGCGGCGTCGTAACCAGGCTCAGCGAGCACGCTGCCGTCCGCGCGGACCATCGGGGTATGCGTGATGCCCCTGAGCTTCCTGAGCCCGCTGAGGGCCTCTGGAGCGTTCACCACGGCCTTGGCGGCGGCGAGCGGGAACATGGCCGGCACCTCGATGGTCTCCGGGCTGTCCTTCTTGACCTTCTGGAGCTTGTAGCAGGCGTACAGGAACTGGAGCTTGGCGGCCAGGGTGTCCGGCGTGACCGGCCTGATCTCCGCCGGTCCGTTGTCCCCGGTCTCCGGGGCCGGAACGTAACCCAGCTCACTGACCCGGGGCGTATGCACCACCTGGCCGGACCGGGCGAAGAAGCCGGCGAGCCTGCCCTGGCCCAGCTCCTGCTGCAGCCAGTACGCCATCGTGGCCGCGCTCTCCACCAGCAGGCGGGGGTAGGCTCCATCAACGGTTTCAGTAGACGGCGCACCATAAACCTGGCCAGCTACTCCACCGACCATGTCAGCTGTAACGATGGCTCCGATCGGCTGCACCTCCCACGGCTCCAGCGCACCCCTGGCCAGGCCCTCCGTGATGACGCCGGCCGCCGTCCACTTCTTGCCGTGGGCCAGATTCCATGCGTCGGAGTGGTGCGGGTTGTCCTTGATCGAGTCGGTGAGGTACGCGACCGCCTCCTCCTCTTCTAGGTGGCCACCGGCCACGAACCGGCCGAGACACCGAGCCGCGCCGCCGAGCGTGCTGTTGATCTCGCCGGGTACGGCGTCGCGCACCCGCTGACACTGCTCGGTGATGATCCGGTCTGCTGCTTCGGAAGTGAGCACGTCAGCGGCCGGCTCGAAGAGATCATCCTCATCTAGCGCAACGGTAGCGTCCAAGATGGTGCGATCCCCGGTGGGCGCCAAGATGGTCCGGCGTGGCGCCCTCTTCGCCTGGCACAGCTCGATCAGGGCGTCCAGGGCAGGATCAAAACCGCGTCCGTGGATGAGAATCTGCTGCTCCGGCTCCACCTCCCACCGGTATGCCACGTCCTGGCCCTTGTTCGGCCCGTATTTGCTGGTGCGCACGGTCGGGGCCAGGAAGATGAACCCTCGCCCCTCGCCCTGGTCATCGCCGGCCTGAAGGTCCACGCCTTTGACCGGCGAACCCTTGACCAGGTGGGTACGGGCGATAAGCCAGTGATTGCCGTCGCTGGGGGTCGCCTGCTGGCCGTAGGTACGAATGCCGGTCACGGCTGTGCCCGCGAGCGCCGAGATGTCACCGCCGTTGCGAGGGTCAAAGTCGAGCACATCGAAGACCACGCCGGTGACCATGCACAGAGCCATCCCGGGCCGCCACCGGTCGATCCAGTTGTGGGAGGTCTGCCCAGGCCGGGTGTGCTGCCAGTTCTTCGGCAGCATGGTCACGTAGTCGCCGGTGAGGCTGTCCCGGAAGGCGCTGAAGATCGGTGCGCCCATGTCCGCCAGGTGGTGGGCGACCTTCAGGGCATCTTGCTGTTCTGTTGTCAAGTCGGTCATTGACACGTGGTAATCTCCTAGCTGCGTGTTGTGCGACGGGCGGACTGGGAGACGATTTCCTGGTCCGCCCCTTGTCGTAGATGGGTCCACGCGAGTCCGGCCCGGATCTTGCGCACGGTCTCGGGGGTGACACCGTACCTCTGCGCCAAGACCTTGTTGGTCATCTCAGGGAGCGGCGCAAGCGCGAGGATCTCTCGCGCTTGCAGATCGGTCAGCTTTGAGCCACCACTGCGCATGCCTCTTGCCTGCCGTCCGCGCGCTTGACGATCGGCGATGTTCTCGGCTGCGGATCCGGACACGAGGTGATCCGGGTTGACACAGGACGGGTTGTCGCACGTGTGGCGTGCCTGTTCGCCGGGCCTTAGGTCTCGGCCCAGCTTTCGGACCAACGCCAGGCGATGCGCATAGTCGTATCGGGTAGGTCTTGTCAGTACGAACTTCCCGTATCCCTTGGCCAGGCGCGAACCAGTCCAAAGATGACAATCTCCAGATCGGTCCACTTTGGCCTCAAAGCGTTCCAGCGCTCCAGGTTCATTTATCCAGGTCATATGGTAATTCTAGCACGTGTACCATGCGGATGGTGAGACGGTGCGGCCCCGGAGCTCGTCACAGGACTCCGGGGCCGTTCTCGCACTATAGCGGCGGACGATCTACTTGGGCTGTGGGAAGTTCGCGTTGGTCAGGTCGCCCTTGCGAGTGATCATCATGCGTTCCATGGGCCGCCCCTCGCGGAACGCGTTCCACGCCCGAACGAACAGAGCCAGCTGCTCTGATCGCGTCGCGCGGTCGATGCGCAGCCTGGCGATCCTGTTACGCAGGGCCAGCACGGATGCGCGCTCCGGCAGGTTGGCGCCGCTGATGAACTGGTCATAGAACTGGTGGGTCTGCTCCTGGTCGATGCGCCAGAACAGGTAGTGCGCCACGCCGGCGACCGATCCCGTGCCCAGTCCGTTACGCCGGCAGTCCTGCGCCCGCTTCGCCGCCGCGTCGAACGCGTCCATGTCGGACAGGTATCGATCCAGAATCTCGCTGACCGTGGGTCGGATGCTGCCGCTGTGTCCGATGAAGCTGCCGGCATCCCACTGGATCACCCAACGCACGACAGCGGCGGACATCATCCGCTCGGGGGCGCCACTGATCCGCATGGCGTCGGCCGCCGTACGGGACGCTCCGGTGTCGATGACCGCCATGGCGCCGGCCGGCACGTCGTAGGCGATGTCGAACGTGATCGGCACGTCGGCCAGGATGACCGCCTGCAGTCGGTTCTGTCCGTCGACCACGTTGCCGTTGACGTCGATTTTGATGGTCTCCCCGGTGCCCTCCACCCAGCGGCCCGACTTCATGTCCCGGGCGTACTGGGGGATGCGGCTCTCCTTCGGCAGGCGGTTGTTCTCGGCGTTCTTGCCCAGCAGGCGCTTGGCGTCCCTGGGCGTGATGACCTCGGTCTTGTACGTTGCCATGGGTCCCGTCTCTCTCTTGGTGGACTTACCTAGACTATAGCAGACCTACTGACCGCGCAAGTCCTGACTGGTCAGGTGGTACCCCCTGCACAGATGACAGGGGTACACCCTGATCGGAATCTTGTCCCTATTGCTGCGACGTCGAATGGTGGCCAGGGAGAGAGACGCCTCCGTCCGGTCCCGGAATCGATGCTTGCCAGTGGGACAGGTCCGGCCGGCGCGCGGCCTGGTCATCGCGTCACCGCCACAGTGACCGAGTCAGCCGCCCGGCTCACGGCCGTGTACAGCCACCGCCTGGCCGCCGTGGTGGCCTCAGTGATTCCCTTGCGCTGGGCGGTCATGGCCAGCAGGTCTGGTGCCTCATTGACCACGTACACCGACCCCCACTCCGACCCCTGGGCCTTGTGCACCGTGATGGCCTGCGCGAAGGTGAATAACCCTCGGTTGCCGCGCCCACCCAGAAACGCGCTCTTCGCCCGGTCCTGCCTGGCCCGCCCCTGGAAACCGTCGGAGAACGCGAGCATGCGGCGCTCGGCCCCGGTGTCGTCGCGGACCATCATCTCCGGGCCCAGCGGGCCTTCCTGTGCCTCCAGCACGTCGAACTGCTGGCCATTGAAGACGCCCAGCGTCCGGTTGTTGGTCAGGCACATGATGCGGTCACCGGCCTCCACCACGCCCTTGAGCCGCCCCTGGGCGCCACGGATGCGGTCGATCAGGCTCCACCGGGTGGCGTTCTTCCAACACAGCACCTGATCGTGCTCCAGAGCCCTGGCCAGGCTGCGCTTCTCTACGTCGTCATCGGTCAGGCCGAGTGTGGCGCCGGTGGACGTGCGCACGCGGGTGGCGAGCTCCAGTACGGGCGATTCCAGGGCCTGGCGGTGGATTTCCGTGAGCGCGAAGTCGGGCATGGCATCGATGTAGTACCCCTCGCCACCGACTGGCTCCAGCTGCTCCGGGTCGCCCAGCACCAGCACGGGCACCTCGAAGCGTTCGATGTCGGCGGCCAGCTTTGCGTCCACCATGGACACCTCATCGCAGATGAGCAGGTCCGCGTCGGCCAGTTCGCTGTCCGGGTTCCACTCGAACCCGATGGTCTTGGATTCCTTCTCCAGCGCGGCCACCTCCATCTCTAGTTCGGCAATGCGCGTGTCCAGCCCGTCATCCCCGGCCACGCCCTCACTGGCCAGGCCACGCCGCTCTTGTTCAGCGGCGGTCAGGGTCTCCCGTGCCGCCCGTAGCTTGGCCGCCGTCTCCGCGTTGGCGCGCGGCTTGTACACCAGGGAGTGCAGGGTTCCAGCCGGCTCGCACCCCTTCTTCCGCAACACGCTCGCGGCCTTGCCGGTGTACGCGGCATAGAACGTGTTGGTCAGACCCAGGGCGGCCGGCACCGACCGGGCCAGGGTGGTCTTGCCCGTACCGGCGGGGCCGAACAGGCGGAAGGGGTCGATCTCGGCCCCGGGACTGGAGTACCACGCGTCGATGGCATCGATGGCCTTGTCCTGCTGGGGGGTAAGCTCTGTCATGTTCACCACTATAGCAGACTTCCCCCAGGGCGCCACCCCTGCTATAGTCGGTGCATGACGAACGAAGAGAAGGCAGTCATCGAAGCGGCGCGAGCGTTCGTGAACGACGTGGACCGCAGTGGTCGCGATCGACTCGTTGCGCTCCGCAAAGCCGTGCACGTCCTGGACGAGAAGCCGGCCGCCGAGCGCACGTTCTGGGTGAACTACCAGTTCAACCTGGCCGACGGCCGCAGCGGCGAGGGGAGTGCACAGCTCACCTCCCGCACGGTCGACGCTCACGCGGTGCTGACGTGGCAGGCGACCATCCAGTCCAGCATCTCCCGCGACACCGGATCCAGCGTCAGCGTGGTCATCCGCACCTGGATGGAGCTGGAGTCCTGATGCCAAAGGTCGAGAAGCCCCTCACGTGGGGTCTGGTGGTCTCCGAGGATGAGGTGTTCTCGGAGAAGACCGGCCGCTGGATGGAAGTCCTGGAAGCGCGGACCAACGCCGGCCAGACCACCCTGCGGTTCAAGGGTGGCGGCCAGGCGGTGCCCAAGTTCACCAGGCCGGCGAGCACGCCGTGCCGCGTGCGCCGCAGCGAGACGGGTCGGGTGGTGGACATGTTCCACGTGGTCTTCAGTGGGCCGTCATGATCCTGATCATCGGGGAGATGAACACCGCGTTCCAGTACGCCACCCAGGCCGGTCTGTCCCTGGCCGAATACCGCGTGGTGCACGTGGCCAACGCCGCGAAGTTCCTGCCCGGCCTCAGTCCGAACGGCATGGTCATCGTGTACGTCAAGGGCGCCGGCGCCGTCCTAAAGCAGCCCAGTGTCCGCAACAACGTGTCGCTCATGATCAGCATGGGTGCGGGAGAGTTGGTGGTCAGTGCCTGAGTACATGGTGATCGCCCCGGGCCAGGAATGGGACCGGCGGTGGATCAAGAACATGGAGCACGCGTTCCGGTTCATGCGCCCCACGACCATGAACTTCTCGGCCCTCGTGGAACCCGTGGCGGGGGTAGTCGACGCGCCAGAACAGGCCACGCTGCGCCCGTACTACTCCCCCTCGTGGCGAGTCGTCCTGCGCTTCTACGTCCATGACCGCCTGGGCTACCCGCCGGAGATCCCGGACGGCTACGTCATGCCCGGATGGATCAAGGGCCTCCCGCTGGAGCGGTCGTGCCTGGTATGCCGGGGGAGTTACTTGGCGTGGGGCTGCATCCACGAGCAGGGGGCGCGCAAGCCATGGTGAAACTGAGGGACTACCAGCTACTTGCCCTGGGCACCCGAAGCGCTCTGGAGCTGGAGCGTCCGCAGGAGAACCGCCAGGCCATCGTGATGGCCACCGGGCTGGGCAAGACGATCACGTTCGGCGCGGAAGCGGCGGCCGAGCCGGGCCGGAGCCTGATCCTCGTGCACACCGACGAGCTGGCTCAGCAGGCGGAGGCCAAGGTCAAGCTCATGGCGCCGGGCCGGCACGTGGGCGTGGTCAAGGCGGAGCGCGACGACGCGGACGCCGAGATCATCATCGGCAGCGTGCAGACGCTGGCCAACCCTGATCGGCGTAAGCGCACTGATCAGGTGGCACGTTTGATCGTGGACGAGTGCCACCATGCCATCAGCCCGAGCTACATGGAGACGCTGGCCACGTTCGGGGCGTGGGACAGGGTCCCCGTCACCGGCTACACGGCCACCCTGGAGCGCGGCGACAAGCGCTCCCTGGCCGGTGTCTGGCACGACGTCGCGTTCACCCGGGACATCTCCTGGGCCGTCCGCAAGGGGTTCCTTGTGCCGCCGGTCGGCTACCGGGTCACGATCCCGGAGCTGACCTATCAAGCGTCCGATGCGGCCATGGACACCGCGCTGGTGGACAGTGTGGCACCGGAACGCGTGGTGGACGCCTGGCTAGAGCACGGCCGAGGGCGTAGCACGGTGCTGTTCGCGCCGCTGGTCAGGTCAGCGCGTATGTTCGCCCTGGCCTTCAACGACAAGGGCATCAGGGCAGATGTGGTGCACGGCGCCATGCCTGCGTGGCAGCGCAGGGAGGTCTTGGCCGCCTACGAGCGCGGTGATATCCAGGTGCTCTGTAACGCCATGGTGCTGACCGAGGGGTGGGACAGCCCGCGCACCAAGTGCGTGGTTGTGGCCAGGCCCACCAAGAGCCGGCCGCTGTTCGTTCAGATGGCCGGCCGAGGGCTGCGTCGATGGCCAGAGGGCGATGTCGACGACTGCGTGCTGCTCTGCGTGGCGGACAGCACCACGGACCTACGATCCATCGCCGACCTGTCGGATCGTCCGGACATTGAGTCGGAGGATGGCAAGAGTCTGATCGCCCTTGAGGACGAATACGACCTGTCCAGAGACCTGGAGCCGGACCCGGAGCACGCCTACGCCGGCGCGGTGGACGTCAGCCAGTTCGATCCGCTGGTGGCCAGGTCGTCCAAAGTGTGGACCAAGACCAAGGGCGGTGCGCTATTCATTCCGGCCGGCAAGGGTGAGTTCGTCTTCCTGGCCCCGGACACCGAAGGACTGTCCATCGCCTACGTGGATCGCACAGGCGGCCGGCGTGTCCACCGGCGCGTGCCGGACACGGAGCTGGCCATGTCCATGGCCGAGGACTTCGCCGTGGACCATGGCGGGGACATCGGGCGCCTGCTGGCGGACAAGAACAGGGCCTGGCGTAAGGGTGTGCCATCGCAGGACGCTCGGGCGGAGGCTATCCGGCTGGGTCTGGACCGGGAGCTGGCCAGGATCATGTCCAGCAAGAGCGCCGGCAAGGCCGGCAAGTTGTCGGACCTCATCAGTACGGTCAAGGCGTCGCGGGTCATTGATCCCGTGGTGGAACGAATCAAGGAAAGGACGGGACGCGGGTAAATGAACATTGAAGAGGCAGTGCACACGATCGTGGCCAGGTGCCGCGAGAATGACGCTGGCGGCACCGAGCAGGCCGGGATCATGGCCCTGGCGGAAGAGACGGGAGAGTTCGTCGGTGCGATGCGCCGATGGCGCGGCCTGGCCAGGCGGCGCGGCACGGAGCAGGAGGCGCAGGCGGAGCTGGCGGACGTGATCATCTCCGCCTATGCCATGGCAGAGGTCATGGGATGGGACGCGTCCGCCCTGGTGGGCGCCAAGCTGGAGAAGATCATGTCGCGAGGGTGGAAGGAGTTGGTCGACGTCGACCGCCCCGACTTCCGGCCAAGTCAGGGGGCCGAGCCTCTCCAGACCGGGGAACCGATGCACTACTGGCCGACCGGCGGAAAGGGATTCGCGTGCGACACCGACGCCGGATTTCGCACCAGTCACCAGGGCAGTGTTACTTGCCCGGACTGCCGTGGCACGTTTCGGCCGTCGGACGGGCCGTCCGGGTACTCCGTCCACGCGCGCCCCCCATTGCCGGCCATGACGCCTCAACAGGAGCGGGCGGAAATCGCTGCACGCTACTGCGGTTGCGGTTCGCCGGAAGCGCACGGCGCATGACCGCCGACGCCGACGACGACCTGCTCAGTCCGGTGGAGTCATCCCCCGGCTCGGTGTTCACGGCACAGTACGCCGGCGAGTGCTCCGAGGGGGACGACATCGAGCCTGGGGATCAGATCCGGGCCGATGGGCATGACGGCTATTCGCACGCCTCCTGTTTGCGCCTGGCGAGTCGGCCGGTGATCTGGGAATGACCATCACCGACACCGACGACGACCTGTTCTCCCCCGCCGAGCCAGACCCGGAGTACGGCGTCCGCGCCGGCCGCTACCGCTTCCCGGCCCCGCCCGGCTACACCGGGGACTCCTGGATGCGCATGACCAACCTGGCCAGCGCGTTCAGCGACCAGGAGCGCCTGCAGCTCTGGCTGGAGTGGAAGACGCTGATGGGCCTGCGGACCGGCGACGGCGTGCTCTACGACGAGTGGATGTCCATGCCCGTGGAGCGCTGGGACGCCCCCGCCCAGAAGGAGGAGGCCAACAAGCTGGCCACCCGGGCACGGTCGGCGGCCGGCGCGGACATCGCTGGCCGGCGCGGTACGGCACGTCACGCGATGATGGACACCTACTTCTCCACCGATAAGGTGACCGGCACGCGGTCGATGCGGATGCAGTTGGAGAGCGCGGTCGAGGCGCTCGACCGGTGCGGGTTCGACGTGATCGAAACAGAGTTCAAGGTCTGGCATCCGATCGCAGGCGGCACCATGGGGACCTCCGACGCACGCGTGATGTGTCGCAGGACGGGCCAGATGGGCATCCTGGACTGGAAGACGCAGGCGCGGTTCTGGACGTGGCAGGAGATCGCCGGCCAGCTCTACGGCTACGACAGCGCCCCGTTCGCCTGGACGGGGCCGCACGACAGCCGGGGTCACTGGGTGGAGAACATGCCGTCCACCCTGACCGGCCACCCGAACGGCCTGCTGCCCGGCAAACGCGTGACCCTGGTGGCGCACATGCCCCTGTCCGGGGCGCCGGTGGAGATCCACGAGGTTTCCTTGCAGTACGGCAAGCAGGTGCTGGAGTGCGCGGCGGAGAACGTGCGGCTACGGTCGATCGGCCGCAGCGTCTCGGAAAAGAGGCGACCGGCGGGGTTGCGCCCCCCGCTATAGTCGGCTAAGGTTATCTCATCAGCAAGGCAACAGGGAGGGGGACGAGATGCGGGACCTCGAATGGCAGTAGCTCTCCCACCACAACTAGCCAGGTGACAACCCGCATGTCGACGGGGAAGCCTGGGATGGCGGTACACCGCCCGGCGCCGAGCGTATGGCCGTATCGCTCACCGATCAGGCAGCGGCCACCTCATCCATCAACAGACGGGACACGTCATGGCCCAGCACAACACCCGCAACGGCGACAGCGGCGCCGTCCACAGCCCGCAGGCGCTCCAGGAGCGCCAGAGCGCGGCCCGGCGCGAGGACGCGAACGCCAGCGCCCACCCGAACACGGTCACGCTGCGGGAGCTCCAGCAGCGCCAGAGGTAGGCTCCACAGGTTTTCCCCATAGCTCAACTGGCCAGAGCACCCGCGCGCGTCGGGAGGGATGCCGGTTCGAATCCGGTTGGGGAAGCGGTTCACCCGGACAGGCTTGACCGGCCTTACGTGTTCCCGCACGTGGCGCCGGGACGAAGATTGGATGGGTGGGGCCCGGCGGGAACCGGGCAGCGCGGTGGTGTAAGCAGCACTCCCCATTGAGTGGGGATAGTCCGGGTGCAAGTCCCGGTCGCGCACTAGGTACGGAGGGTTTGCCGTGACCCCCTCCCTTTTCAGACGGGGCGGAACGGTGCCGACGTGGAGGCAGGTTCAGCGTGACGATCCGGAGAGACGGAAGGTTGGCGGCACCATAGCCGTACGAACCGGGAAGGTGCAGGAGGCCCGGCATGATCAGCTAGGGATGAGGCCGATCATTGAGGGGGTGGGTCGCCATCCTGGGCAGTAGCCGCACGCGGGCCCACCCCCTCACCCCACATCACTCCCAGAACCTGGAGACGCAGTGACCGACACCAACGTCAACACCAGTCCCGCTGACGACAGCGACGACGGCCTCTTCGACGCAGCCGCCGACACCTTCCCGGGCCGGGTCCACCTCCGAGACCGCCTGGTGGTCATCTACCCGGACGGCGAGAGCGGCCAGCGGCCCGGCAGCAACGGCAAGCCGTACACGTGGTACAGCTCCACCACCGTGGTCCTGGACGACGGTCCGGAAGGCTGGCAGGCAGAGGTCCGCGACGACGACGGGGACCTCGTGCCCAACCTCGTGCCCAGCGTGGCCGATGAGGGCCCGCAGGTGCTGAACAAGTTCCAGTGGTCGGCCAGCGGGATCGCCACCCGGATGGCGCAGAAGCTGCCGGACGCCAAGACGGGCGTGCCCGGCTCGATCCTCGGACGAATCAACGCGATCAAGAACAAGGACAAGGGCAAGAACCCGCCCTGGTCCATCGCCAAGCCGACCGAGGCCGACATGGAGACGGCGCGGCAGTACCGCGACACCTGCAAGGCCGCGCGGGACGCCATCACCGCCGACCGCCTAGCCAAGCAGGACTCCGACGCGTTCTAGACCACCCCTGACAGGCCGGCCCGCAGGCGACGGCGGTCCCTCCAATCAGCGTGGCCCCGGCTGATGGCCGACTACGGGGCACCTCATCGTCAGGCCCGGACAAGGGAAGGTGTCCGGGCCTGACCCATATCGAGAGGACGGGACCATGCCATTCAAGGCGGGACCGACGCACCCGGCGTGGAGCTGGGCGCCTAGAGAGACGGACGGGACCATGGCGGAGAAAGCGTTCCAGTTCCAGATCCAGCTGGATCCGAAGCAGGTGCAGGAGCTGAAGGACTTCGTGTGGGAGCAGCTCCGCCGGGAGGCCGGACCGTCCGGCCCCCCGGTCGGCATGGAGCCGATCACCATTCCCAGCCCCGAGGGCGAGCGCGTCCTGTTCATCGACGACGCGGCCGATGCGCACTGGCCGCTAGTCAAGAACGTGATCATCGCCAAAGAGCGCGGCTGGCGCATGGCCTGGGCCAAGAAGGCATGAGCCGGATCGAGGGGCTGGCCGATCTACGCCCCGGCGACATCATGTTCGGGCCGATCGGCGGAGCCGTGGGCCTCGGAGTGGGCCTGGGTCAGCTGGCCCTGGGCGAGGCGTTCCGGGTCGGCCGGCTGAGCATCCGGCACGTGGGCATCGTCGTGGAGGCGGGACGCGCTGAGCCTGTGCGGGTGACCTACGTGCACGGCCCCGCGCGAGCCGAGACTCTGGCACCCGCGTCAGGCCCCCGCCTCGTGCAGGCCATGCCAGGCGGCGCGGAAGAGATCGAGCTGACCGAGGCCACCCACTGGACGGACCGGCACGCGTACGTGCGGCTGCCGGAGGACTGGCCCGGTCAGGCAGGGGATGCGGCGGCCATCGCCCGGCTCATGGTCCGGGAAGGCGTGGCGTACAGCTTCGCCAGCTACGCCGCGCTGGCGCTGTGGCGGTGGGGCGTGAAGACGCCCCGACTGGAGAAGTGGATCGGCCGGCGGCGCCGGGGGGCGATTCGACTAGAGCGATGGAGTAACGGGCCCAACCATCCATCACCGGGGCAGGGGCGCGGCGGCTGCCTCCCCGTGGAGGCCATCTGCTCCGTGCTGGTGGATCAGGCATGGTCGCTGGCCGGCAAGCGCGTGGTGGATGGCACCAAGCCCCAGATCGTCACGCCGGGCATGCTCGCCGGCCAGCTCTGGCGGCAGCCAGGGGTTGTCTGGGCTGGGCCTGGCCTGCTATAGTCGGGGTATGCCGAGAATCATGCTGGTGGGTAAGGTGGCTCAGGTGCAGCTGATCAGGCACCCTGAGGATGACGTGGTGATGGCATTGTGCCGGATGCACGTGGGCCAGCCGCGCTGCACCTGGACGGAGCGCTACGACACCACGGACGACGCGGCGGAGTACGCCAGCAGCCACGCGGACGCCGAGTGAGCATCTTCGTGGCCATCATGCTGGCCCTGTGCGTCATCACCACCGGCCTGATCATCCTGGCGTGGGCGGACGAGCGGTGGCGTGAGATCCGGCAGGAGCCGGACCGGCCGTACCAGCCCCTGCACTCGCGGGCCGCGATGGACAAGAAGACGGTCAAGATCGGACCCGAGCAGCGGCAGAGGGCCGTCCAGGAATGATGATCTACAGTGCGGATGCGGCCCGGGGATTCGAAACCCCCGGGCCGTCGTTTCGATCCTCCGAGAGAGCGCTCTCCCGGGAGGGCGAAAGAGAGGGGGCCGGAGCCCCCTTCCCCTACTTGGCCCTGTCGACCTTGACCTGCTCACTGCCTCCGGTCTTGAAGGTCGCCTTGATCCGCTCCCGGAGCCGGTTGGCGTGCGCCTCGTTCCTGGCGGTGAAGGTCTTGACGGTCTGGCCGGCGGATCCGATGTGCTTGACCTGGAACATTTTCTGTCTCCCTCGTTTGCCTGTACCTAGAGTCTAGCACAGCTATAGCAGACGTAGCAAGTGTCAGGTACGTGACAGTTCTGAGAGCGCTCTCTCGGCCTACGCCTGCTATAGTTGGGGTATCAGCAACGAGGAGGACACCATGTCGCACCGCCGCTCCATCATCGCCGCCACCGCCACCCTAATCACCGGGGCCGTGGCCAGCCTGGCCGGCAATCTCCAGGCCATCAACCTGGACAACGCCAACCCCGGACTGGGCGAGCACGCCTCGGCCATCCTGTGGCCGGCGCTGCTGCTGCTGACCGTGGAGACGCTCATCCATACGCCGTGGTTGGCCACCTGGCGGGACAACCTGACCAAGCTGGCCATCACCGCCCTGGTGTTCGCGGTGGCCGCGTGGGTGTCCTACTGGCACCTGGCCAATGTCCTGTCCCACTACGGCTACGACGTGGCCAGCCGGTACGCCGGGCCGCTGTCCATCGACGCGGCGATGGTGTTGGCCACGATCGCGCTGAACCGCGTTGGCCAGGCCCGCCGTGACGAGATGTCCAAGAACGTGGTCACCGCTGAGGGCGTGGACAAGTGGCACGCCGAGGAGCTGGCCAAGGGTGATGTCCTGGCCGAGCCGGCTCAGCCAGTCGAGATGTTGGACAACGTCATGCAGGGCGTGATGTCCCGCATCGATGAGTCCATCGCCGAGCGCAACGAAGAGGCGGACATGTGGGCCCGCCTGGAGCAGGAGTTCGCCGGCAGCGACGCCCCGGTCAGCCCCGCGCCGATCGTGCGCCCCGAGGTGCCGGCCATGAGGACCATGCAGGAGGCGCTCGGCGGTCCTCGGGGCGGCAAGGCGCGGCTGAGCGCCCAGGACAGCGCCGAGGCGCACACCCTGGCCGTCGAAGGGCGCCGGCACGGCCTCAGCGCCGGAGACATCTCGGAGATCCTCGCTGGCTACTACGGGGTCAGCGCGCGGACCATCCGGCGGCAGTCCTGGTGGGTGCCGACCATGGCCGGCAAGCTTGACTCACAAGCTGGCTGAGCTGGGGATTTAGAGGCCCGAGACTTAAGTCTCGGGCCTCTTGCGTGCCCGGCCCTACGTCTGCTATAATAGTGGTATGACGAAGAACAAGGACCAGGACAAGGGCTACACCACGGAGCGCGTGCTCAAGGCCGCGATCAAGGCCCAGCACGACCAGGCCGAGCGGATCAAGGCCGGCGGCGCGCACGACGTGGTCGCCAACCTCTCCAGCCGGGACCAGCGCACCGTGATGGAGGTGATCAACGAGCGCTAGTCGGACAGCTGAAGGATTTCCTCCCGCCAGGACACCAGAGAGGCCAGGTCGTAGAGCCTGGCCTCTGTCCTGCCGTAGGGCTGGCCATCCAGCTTGGCCAGCGGCTCCGGGAAGCCAGGACGGCCGGCGGCCGTCCTCAGGCCGGACATGGACAACGCGCGCGGACCGTCCTGGCCAGGAAGCATGTCCAGCGCGGTGGCCAACGTGACCGCCGAGGTTATGGCCGGCTGGACATCGGTCTTGTCCACTCGGACGCGCTGGCCAAAGATGGCCGTGTCCACTTGTCCAGAGGTGGCCAGCTGGACAGCATCGGCGTTGGACATGTCCGGGACGCGCACGATCTTGAAGTCGGCGCCCTGGACAAAGCCCCAGAGGCCACGCGGTCCGCCTGGCCACGACACGTAGTCGTGTCCACTGGCCAGCATCTTCCACAGCGCCCTGTCCCATCGGGACATCAGACGCAGGGCGAAGGACTCTCGGACCGCGCCGCCGGAGTTGCTGCCGAACACGTTGGCCTCCAGGCGCTGGGCGGCCACATGCATGTGGATCTGCAGTTCGCGGCCCATGTTGACCGCGAACTGCATGGCGGCCACGGCCGGCGACAGCGTTGGCGGATCGAGGTCCGCTTCGTCGTAGTCCATGTCCTGCTTCTGAAGCGCCTTGGCCTCGTTCATGATCCGCTTGCGCTCACCGCGCCAATAGGCGGTGAGCATCTTGATCAGGCTGTTGATCTCCTCCACCACCACGTCCACCGTGCGGAAGGTACCCAACTCCTCCTCATCGCACTCGATGCGCCGCTGCAGCTCGTCGCCGAGCGCCACCAGGGCTTTGTGGATGTCCGGGATCCGATACCAGTACTGTGAGCGTTCCTCAGGCAGCTTGTGGGCCCACCGGTGGCTCCACCGCTTGGCGTCCAGGAAGATCACGCCCACACCGTGGCTCATGCGCTGGGCCAGCAGGAAGCGCAGCAGGGTGGTCTTGCCCGTGCCGGCCGCGCCGGACACGGCCACGTGCGGGCTGTCCTGTTCGTAGTCGATGTGCTCCGGGCCCTCGGCGCCCCATCCGACGACCGGGCGAGTGGGGCCGGCTTCTCGCATGGCCGCGCGGAGCATGTCCAGCGTGACCACCTCTGGCGGCAGGGGCGTGCCCACGATCTCCACGCGCACGGCCGGTCCGGTCCTGGTCCATGACCCTTTCGCGTCCACGATGCCCATGCGCCCACCCACGGCCTTGACCAACTGCTTTTCCTTGGCGGTGGTCAGGGGCATGTCGGTGGGCAGGGTGACCACCACGGGCTGCCCGGGCTCCCAGTCCGGGGCCAGGGCGATCCTGTCCCGCGCCGCCCGCTTGTCGTAGCGCGCCCCGCACATCGCGTACAGCGTGCGCGCGGCGGGGTCCACGTACCGGCGATTGACCCCGCGATCCTTCAGGGCGCGGGTCATCGCCCAGGTGGCCCACACCAGGCCGCCGCACACCAGGACGAGCACGTACGCCACCAAGCCGGCCAGGGACGGGCGGGGACCGGGCAGGTCCCGCCCGAAGAGCTCGACCGCGTTCTGTACGCCGGCCCACGCGCCGTACATCACCGGCACGGTGATGGCGCCGTTGCGCCTGGCCAGCCGCTGCCACTTGGGCCCGGTCAGCCGGATGTACGGGCGCGCCCGATAGTCCACCGTGGCCCGGTGGAACAGGGTGGCGTTGTCGCCCGGCCCGCGCAGAGCCTGGCCGGTGACGAAGTACCGCCCCAGGACGCGCAGGGGCAGCGGGAACTTGGCGTGCTCTCCATGGAAGCTGATCAGGGGGGCGTTGGCAGGCATGTTCCCAACCTACCGTACGTCTGACGTTATCGTCGTACGTTACGATGTCCACGTGACTGGACATCGGGACATGACGGCTGCCAACTGGGCGCGTACCGTGCGCATGCTCCGGCGCATGATGGCCAGGCTGCGAGAGCATGACGTGCAGGTGATCGAGCCCCCGAACTTCGACGTCCCGCCAGCCTTGCGCAAGCCTCAATAGCCCTGCTATAGTTGGGGTATGGAGAAGAAGGTTATCCACCACTGGGAAGAGATCAACACCGGACAATGGGCCGGATGGTCCAAGTGTCGGTCCTGCTTTTTGGCGCATAAGCGCTCAACGGCAGAGATTCGGGCCGAGATGTTGGCAAGGGCCTGAACGTCTGCTATAGTTGGGCTATCCCGGACGGGGGTCCTGTCGAACGGAGACGGGGCCCCTGACCGGCTAAGACGGGAGACGGGACATGAGGATCATCAGGACCATCCTGTTCCTGGCCGGCGTACTGACCATGGCCGGCGGCGTTGACCGGTACGCGCTGGGGGCAGTCATCATGGGGTCGTTGTCCACGACGCTCGGGCTCAATCTGGTGATCAACGCGGCCATCGATAAGGCGAGGAAACAGCCACATGTCAGGTAGCTTCCTGGACGCCCTCAAGTCCGGTGAGATCGGCGGATACCAGAACCTGATCAATGAGGTCTACGACACCGCCTGCGCCGAGAACGAGCTCCGGGACAAGATCGCCGACATCCTCCGTCAGCACCGCGTCAACCTCAGGGGCAAGATCACCCAGCTCGTGGAGCTGATCGAGCAGACGAAAGGATCATGATGGCCATAACGATGTTCAACCCGCCCACCTTCCTGGACGGTCAGAAGTTCGAGACCGAGACCCGTGGCTACGCCGAGGGCGTCATCACGCTGAAGGCGACTCATGACCAGATGCTGTGGGCATGCACTCGCCTCGGCCAGTACGTGGACGGCCGGCGGGGCGACCGCACGTTCCGCGCGTACGTGTACGTGGTCAGCGCCACAGCCGAGGAGGGCAACACCATCACCGTGAAGGTGGAGCCGGCGTGAGGTTCATCGTCCGGGCCAAGCGGCGGCGCGCGGGGATCTACCTCGCGCGCACGCGCCGCCACCGGGGCCGGCGGCGCGAGAACGGCTACGTGGGCCGGTCCAACAACGTGCCCATTCGGATCAAACAGCACCTTGGTATGGACTCTCGGCACGTTGCTAAGCCCTGGGCCGACCTAGACCCCCGATGGTTCGTTCTGCGCCTGCCGTGGTGGCTGTCCTGGAAGTGGGTGCAGGTGCCCCTGGAAGCCCTGGGCATCTGGCTGCTCCTGCCCCGGTACAACCACCAGCTCAACCAGGGCAACCCTCGCCGCGTGCCGCTGTCCGTGCAGGCCAGGAAGCGCGCGGCCAGGGACGGTGTGCGCATCACCATGCGCCGGCACTTCCCGCGCCCGTCCGGCTATCGGATCACGGGCGTCCTGTTCATCCTGTCTGCCGCCGCGATGACGATCTGGAGCTTTGTCCGATGACCACCGACCTGTCCCGCAAGCGCCCCGCCGAGGTCCTGCGCGCCGCGCCCATCCCACCGTCCCGGGTCCGCCGCGTCACCGACCTGACCGCGCCCTCCATGGCCATGCTGCGCGCGGAGCTCAAGCGCCGCACGCTGTCCGGTGAGGTGGAGAAGGCGTGGAACATGCGGATGATCACCGAGGGTCGGATGGCGGGCCGGTTCGCCGTCCGCGTGGTGCTCGTCCCGCCGCGTCCGCACCGCGCCCGCGAAGGCGTCCGCCGCGCCCTGCTGGCGGTCGGGGCCGCCCTGGGCGGCCTGGCGTCCCTTGTCGCCTCCCTGGCCTGGCTGCTGACCGCGCTGACCGGCCCAGCGCTGCTGGCCTTCCTGGGTACGGTGCTGATCGTGTTCGGGGCTCTGGTATGGGCCAAGTACGGCCGGCGGCGCACGGAGGTCAGCGTTACCACGACGACCACTGTGCACGTCCGCTAACGTCTGCTATAGTTGAGCTATGACAGACGTTGAGGAACTACTGAAGGCGAAAATCGAGGCGGTCACCGCACTCCAGACCCACGTGGACGCCTACGTGACCGCACACGGAGTCTCCAGCGCGGAAGGCGTCATGCGAATGATCGCCACGTGGGTGGACGCGATGAAGGGAATACTGCCGGCGAAGGACGATGAGCCGAAGAGGGCGGCTCGTCGCTGGGTCGCTGGAGACCCCGACCCGGGAAGCGACGTGAAGATGATCCGAGACAAGGACGGGGATCTTCAATACCGCGCGTTGGACGGTGACTGGACTACCAACTTGGGCGCGGAGACCGGCTCATGGTCGTGGAGTCACCTAGTCGCCCGCTGGGGCCCGGTCACCGAGGCCAAGTGACAGCGCAGGGCCCGGACCGTAACCGGTCCGGGCCCTGCTGCCTGACGTCCCTAGCCCTGCTCGGGGGGTGGCATGGGGACAGCGACTTCGATGTTACCGTCGGTCTGAACATTCGGTCGCAACTTCAGTTCAGCCGCCAGGGACTGAAGTTCAGCCAGGGCGCCGGCCGCCGCGCGGATGACCAGCTGGCCCGACATGTTGTTGGGGTCGCCGGTGAGCTGCTGGGTGAGCATCAGCTTTCCACCCTCTCCGGCCAGTGCCACGTGCCGCCAGCCTTCCCGTCTTCGTCGTGCTCCACCGCCGTGTTAAAGAACAGGCCGGTGGGATTCATGACGCACAGAGCTACGGCCGTTTCGTCGCCCCCGTACACCTCAGCCACCACGGCCGCCCGGCACTGCTGGCGGTACTTACCATCCGGCGTGCCGTATGAGACGTAGTGCACGACACGTCCGACGCTCGGCTTCACAGCGTCTTCCTGTTCCTGGTCACGTACGCCGTGAGCAGACCGATGACCGTGGTCACCGCGTACGTGGCGGCGCCGGCCGCCCACCCGGGCACCGTGGACAGGTCCAGGTCGGCCAGGTAGCCGAGCGCCCCGGTCGCGGCCACCGTGAGCACGAACGTCGTGATGAGGCCGTAGCGGCTCTCGCGCGCCAGGCTTCTGCTGCCGTCTCGGTGCGGACCGGCCGTCTCTGGTTGGGTCATGGTCACTCCTTATCGCAACCGAACGCGCGGGCCACCCGGGTCCACGCCTCGGCCACGTTCTTGCCGGCGGTGGAGACGGGTGGATCTTCCTTGTACGCGTTGTTGATCTGATTGATGAGTAGGCAGGATGCCTTGCGGGCCTCCTGCCGGGACTGCCGGTCGCGCTCGATCGCCCGGTCGCTGGCCTGCACGGAGATCAATACGGCGATCGCCATACAGGCCAGCATGCCGACGGCCAGGGTGAGCATGCTGTACGCCGTGGGGTGCTTCGCGCCATGCTCGGCGTACCACCGACGAAACGGCATCAGCTACCCCCCGATGGCGGCGCGGATGAGGGCGGCGACGGCGACGCCGGTACCGGCGGCGGCGGCGGCGAGGATGGCGACCCGGTACCGAACCGCAGCGACAGTGCCTGGATCATGACCGGGCCGTTGCAGAAGAGTCCGCCAAGGATGATCAGTTCGATGGACGGTCCGCCCTCGGGTGCGGCGAACCCGATCCCCGCTTGCTTGAGCACGATCGCCAGACCCACCGCGAAGATGATCGTGTCCCGGACGTACGTGCCCCAGCCTGGCCTGCTCACTCATGATCCGCCTCTCCAGTGCCGGTCACGCCGGGTATAGATGATCTTACGGGGTGGGCGGGTTGATCACATTCCGCACGGCCTGTTCCACGTCGGCCATGGTCAGTTCCGGCTGTGCGGCCAGGGCGTCCAGCAGGGCGCGCGTCTCGGCGTCCCGACCGGCCTCGGCGACGTCCTCGGCCGCCTCGGTCTCCCGCCCGGACTGAGCGCCGGCCGCGCCCTGGCGTACGGCCAGCAGGATCAGGGACAGCATCGGGTTGATCTTCGCGAGGACCTTCTCAGCGACTTCGTCGGCGGTGGGTGCGGCCACTTCCTCATCTCCATCCATCTCATCCCGGACCATGTCCAGGAAAACATCCCACGGGAACTCTCGGCCCGGATCGGTGTGGTCTCCGCCGTCCTCCGGGAAGGCCAGCGTGCAGTCGACGTGCCCCACAATGCCCCGGGGGCCGTCCGGGTACTCCGTCCACGCGCGCCGCGTCTCGGCGACCGAGAGCCGGCGCACGGGGATGCGGTACTTCTTGCAGTCCCGGGCGACCTGTTTGGCTCCCTGCCTGAGCGTGCCCAGGCTGGCCTCATCCAGCCACTGCGCGCGGGTCTGTACGGTCCCGCAGAACTCATGCTGGATCCCCAGCCGGTTGCCACGGTGGCGCGCGGCGTTGGCCCGGTCCTTCGTGAACACGCACTGCACGGTGCTGTTGCGGTCATGGAAGTAGTGCGTGGACGTACCGTCGGTGCGGCGCGCGTCGTAGGCGGCGCCGTCCTCGGCGGACGTAGAGCGCTCGCTGCCGGCCGTGTAGTGGATCACGATCAAGCGCACACTCTTACCGTCGCGGCCATTGCCGTACGCGCGCGCCTCCACGAACTTCAGGTCCGGGTATTCCTTGGACTGAGCCATGCGTCCCATCCTCTTTCTAGACAATCTCGTAGACGACCAGAGACAGCACTGAGTACAGGTTCACGCCGCCGTTGGCCGGCGTCGTCGCCTGGATCTTGATCGTGTGGCTGCCGGCCAGAGGAATGGTGTACTTGTGCGTGCTGCCCGTGCTGCCCCGGTCGGTGGCTACCTCTGCAGCGTACGTGGCGAACGTGTCGCTGGCCGTCACACCGTCCAGCAGGACCCGACTGGAGTGCAACGAGGTGGTCGCCCCGGACAGGTCGAAGTCGACGAACCATGTCACCTGCACCTCGGCGCCATCGGTCTCGGTGTCGAAGGTGATGGTCGCGCCCGGCACGTCGGCGGTGGTCACGCCAGCTCCCAGCGTGCCCGTGGCCGCCTTCGTGTACGGGGTCGGCCGTAGCCGATTCACCCGCTGGGCCGTCAGCAGGTCGCCTGCGAGAAACGACATGATCCACTCCTCTACAGGGCCAGTCGTGCCGGGTAGGCCAGGGAGACGGCGTCTCCCGCGTCATGGGTGGTGCTCACGCCGTTGACCGCCCGCGCGCCCAAGTTGAGCGTCTGCCCGGGACCGGCTCCGGTGATGGACGAGACGCTGACGATCTCACCGCCGCACTTCATCAGGATCGGGAAGGTGGTACTGGGGTTCCACGAGGGTCCCTCAGTGGTGGTCACCGCCCACGTCAATGTGCTGGCGTTGACCGCCCCGGTCAGCTCACAGCCGGCCGTGTCCAGGCGCGCATCCGCGTCGTCCAGTACGCCCACGTCCCACGGGCTGGCGCCGGAACAGCTGAGCGTCACTCTCCAACCGTCCGGATGGAGCTCCGCCTGATACCCCTCGGCGATCACGTCCGCTTCGGCACCCACCACCTGATCCAGCCCCGTAGTGGCGGTGAACCGGAAGCCGTAGGTCCGGCTCAGCCAGAACGGGATCAGGCTGGGGTTGCGCGTGAAGTCCAGGGTGATGGCTGGCCAGCGAAGATCCTCCTGCGTTCCCAGCATCACCCGCCAGCCGGCGTGGTTGGTGAGTACCGCGTCGCTCGCGGAGTTGATGGTCGCCGAATCCGGGCTCTCGCCCTCCAACATCACCGACGCGTCATCGACCACGGTGGCGCTGGACCCCCCGGCCCGGGACACCGTCCACACGTTGCGCAGCCGTTGATCATCGTAGATCGGCTCTGGTGGGGCTCCGATCTGGCCCGCCGTCATGGACAGCGTCAGGAGGACGGGCGGGTTGTACCGGGCCGTGCGTGGCCGGAAGCCCAGCCCGGTGCCACTCTCGTACAAGATCCCGTAGTCGGTGATCTCGCAGCTGCGGAGCGCCTCCAGGGCCCGGCTCTCCGTCTGCGCGCCCATGGCCTCGGACGTGCCTGGTTCCACGGTGAGCAGGATCCCCACCTCACCGGCCACGCGCTGTGCACGTGCGGATGCAAGTTCCCCCACGTACCCGGACGACACTAGAGAGAAGCTGTCGGTGACGAACGGCAGCGTGTTCGGGCCGATCCACATCATGCTGAACGCGGCGCCCTGGAGCAGGGTCCCGCCGAGCAGAAGGCTCCCGGCGATGCTGGCCGTGCTGGATGCGTAGCTGCCGTTCTGGGTGTAATAGGTGACGTCGCCGACCGCATGCGTCAGCAGCGACCAGAACGTGGTGGCGCCGATCGTCTCGGTCTCCAGCTGGATGGCGAACCACTCCAGGGGGTTCACCTCCGTCCCGTACAGCGCCGTGTTCGTCACCACGGGCGTGCTGACGCCACCTTCGTAGCCGTCGATCCGGATGGACGCGTTGTCCATGTAGATCTCCCACCGGGTGATGCGCCCGGTGGATCGGATGTACGCCACCCGCGTGGTCGCGCCCGGCAGGGCGGCCATCTTCATCAACCACATGACGGAGAACCCCGTCTGGCCCACCGTGCTCTTACTAGTCCGCACCATGATCGACGACGTGGCGTTGTCGAAGGTCGGCGCTCGGAACGCCCCAGGCAGATCAGTGGCGGCGCCCGGCGTCACGCCCTCCAAGATGGCCGTCTGCTGACCGGTGACCGCCGACGCCAGCGTGGTGGCGCCCTCCTCATCCTCGGCCGGAATGAACGCCGACGGGCCGTACGCGGCCAGCTGGCGCCGCAGCGGGGACTGAAGGTCGCCCCGGGTCTGACGCAGCCGCCGCAGGATGCCGGCGGCCTGGATGGGCGCCCACGAGTTGTTGCCGTCCATGGACCACCGAGTGGGCCACTGCGCGACCGCGCCCGTCCACTCCTCGGCCTCGCACGACCAGTCATCGGCGTGGATGAGCGGCGAGACGTTGGTGTTGCCCACCACGCGCCACGCCCACAGCCCGACGCCGGACCCGTCCATGGTCGTGTCGGTGCCCGTGGTGTTCCACGCGTCCGGCTCATCGGCGTCGGGATCGGCGGGGTTGGCCGGCTTCCAAATCTTCATGCGCAGGGCCTGGCCGTCGCCCTGGCAACGCACCCGGATCTTCTCGTTCGCGGTGTAGCTGAACACGGCCAGGGCGGAACTGATCGTGTCCACGGCGCCGGTGACGTGTCCGATGCGCGCGTCCACCGTGCCGGCGGTGTTGAACTCGCAACGGAAGATCAGAGCATCGGATGTGCTGGTGAACCGGGCGTTACCCGCCATCACCAGGGACGCCCCGGTGGCCACCGCCGACACCCAGCACGTGTACCGGATGTCGAAGTTGCGGCAGTCCGCGCTCGCCAGGGTCGCCCGGGACAGCACGTTGGCGGCGAGGGAGCACTGGGCTGAGGAGCCGTTCACCGACCACGCGCTGCTGGCCGTCCACGCCTGCCCGGAAGGGGCGGACCCCAGTCCGGAGGCCACTACCCGGGTGAACGCGTCCGATCCGGTGGGCATGGTCAGCTGGATCGGCGTGTTGCGCTTCAACTGGCCGTAGTAGGGACCCAGCACGTTCTGATTGGTCCACCGACCGTCCCGGTTGTCCAGGGTGAGGTTCATGGACCCGGCGTCGATCTGGTTGCCCTCATCCTGGCGGCCGGAGGAGTAGGACACCACCTGTCCGCCGTCGTTGCCAGGACGGCGGACATAGCCGGTGATGTTGACGCCGACCCCCCACGTGGCCGCGTCGGTCGACGCGTTCTTGCCCGGCCAGAGCCGGAAGGCCGGCTCGAAGGTACTCACTGGCCCTCTGGCTGGAGCAGGTTGGCTTTGCGGATCAGGCTGCGGACCAAGGTGACCACCTGCTGCTCCCCCACCACTTCTAGCTGTAGCACCCCACCCCCGGCGGAGCTCACGCCACGCCCGGACGTCGACCGCGCCGCCGCCTTACTGGCCCCCGCGCTCAGCACGTGACCATTATGCTCCGGCATGATCAGCTCTGGGCCTTCTTCGCCCACCCAGTACGGCACGCCCCTCTGCACCGGGCCGCCGCTGGCCCGCGCCTCGTACTGCTTGTTGATGGCCGCGCGAGCCTTGCTGACATTGGTCACGCCGGTGATGCGCATGGCGATGGTGATGGCGCGGGGAATGTCCGAGGCGATCTCCCGGACGGATCGGAGGTCACCCTTGGCCTTCGCCACACCGTTGACCTTGACGTTCGCGGAGTAGGTCTTGGCGAACTGGTCACCGCTGCGCTTGGCGTTGCGGAACTGTCGGCCAAGCTCGCTGATCTGCTTGTCGGTCAGACCCGCCGTCTTCAGGGTGGCGCGCAGCTGCGGAGTGACCTCCCCGGAGAAGGCGTCACCCAGCGCGCCCGCGCGCCCCTGCAGGTTCAGTGCGGCGGCGGCCAGCTCACGCAACGCCGTCTGCGCCTCATCGCTCTTCTCGCCGTGCTCCTCAATGGCCTTGCTGGACGCCTTCTGTGCCCTCTTCAGCTGGTCCTGCGCGTCCAGGAGGGCGAACACGGGGTCAGTCTCCGCGCGTAGCGCCTTATTGAGCTCGTCCAGGGCGTTCCGCTGACCCTGGGCCGCCTCGGCGGCACCCTCCATGGCGTCCTTGGCGCCCTTGGTGTGGCGCGAGAAGACGCCGGTGGAGTCGGCGGCGTCCACGTAGTGCTGCCGCAGGGCGGGCAGGAGCGGTCCAGTGATCCACGGGTTGCCGGACAACTTGTTCAGCTCCGATAGCGCTACCCCGGTATACCTGGCCAGGTCGGCGGTGGCCCCCGCCACCAGCTGCAGGTTGGCCGCCGCTTCCGGGCTGCCGTCCGCCAGGGTCTCGACGAAGTCACCGGCGCCGTCCGCCAGCAGGCGCAGCGATCCTCCCAGCCCCTCCACCGCCGGGCCGCTCTTGCGGGCCGTGTTGACGAAGGCGTCTTCCATGCGCTCGGCCGAGGCGACCACATCGCGGGTGAACGGGACCAGGCTCGGGGCCAGGGAGCGGAACGCCCTGTCCATCTTCTTCACGGACCGGTCCGCCGCGCCCTCAAGGATCCCCAGGGATCTGGTGATCGGGACGCCGAGGTTGTTGCTGGCCGCGCCGGCCAGCGCGCCGATGAACTTCTGCCCCAGCAGGGAGCCGGCGTGCTTGATCTTCTCGTCCTTGCTGACGGCCAGGGCGATACCCGCCCCCAGCACACCCAGGCCGGCTCCGGCGGACAGCGCGCTCGCCATGCTGGAGACCAGCACGGGCGCGGCGGCCACGCCGATCGCACCACCGACGACCGGACCCACCGAGCCACCGGCGGCGGATGCCACCGATCCCCCGGCCGATCCGATTCCCATCGACAGCTTCTTGAAGAATCCGGGCATGTCCGGTTCGATCTCGACCGGAACATCGATCTTGATCAGTCCGCGACTCTTGGTGAGCCGGCGAATATCGTTCTCTGCCTTGCGAATGGCCTTGGACAGGTCGAGTCGCTGGGCCGCGTCATCGGTATCGGCAAAGCTCTTCGCCAGAACCTGCAGTTCGGCATTCGCCAGGGCTATTTCCCGGTCGAGCTTGGCGATGGACTTCGCCGCCCCGTCGGCCTGGTCGCCAAGCTCGTCGGCCCCCCGACCGGCCTTCTCGGTGCCCTCGCCGAACTTCTTCGTGGACGCGCCCGCTTTGTCGGCGGCATCGCCGGCGTCTTTGATGCCCTTGGCGAACCCCTTGACGGCCGGGCCCGACCTGTCCCGGGCCAACAGGTCGAGGATCAGTTCGCGCTTGTCGCTAGCCATCTGACCCCCTCTCCGCCTGCAGGTACTGTACGTGATTGATCATCTGGATGACGGAAAGATCGGGCAGGCGGTGGGGAGGAATGTGCATGGTGACGCTGAACATCGGCTCCCACACCTCCACCAGGGCGGCTACCCCCCCACCGGCAAAGTCGGCAAAGAGACCGTATCCGTTGCGTCCGTAGCGGGCGCCGGGGTATCCGATTCCCCGGCTGCGGCTTTTCCCTCGGGATTCGCTTCCCATTCCAGGAGCATGGAGCACGGATTGAACTCGCTCCACGGTGTGTGCTTGCCCGCGAAGTACATGGCCAGCCAGGCGGCGCCGGTGTCCCCCAGAACGGACGAATTACGAACGCCGTCCATGACGTCGGTAATCGCCATTTCCATCTCCCTTTCCAGGGGGATGAGAACCCGGGCTGGCGCGGTGATGATATTCAGTTCGTCATACACGTACCAATCCGATCCGTACTTTTCGACGTCCCTCTGCTCGGTGAATCGGAATCGCAGGGGTGAGATGACGGCGTTCTTGTCCATCGGCAGGTTTCCTTACTTGATCAGTTTCGCGGAAAACTCACGGAGAACGACCAGCATCTCCTTTTCCGCGCTGTCGGCCGCTTTGTCGGTTCCGCGCTTGTGGAAGTCACCCTTGACCCGGGTGACGGCCCACGGATTGGCCAGGGAGTTGCCGGCGTACGGGCCGACCTTGAGTCGCCGACTCCGGCCGTACACCGGGTGGCGCAGGCGACCCCCCTCCAGCGCGTCGATGTCGCGGCGCTGGGCAGTGCCGTCCGCGAACGTGGTCAGACGGAACGACGCCGTGCGCGACGCGGCCCGGGACTCCGTACGGAACCGCAGGCTCTTGGAGAACAGGGCCTGGTATCCACCGCTGGCCGGCAGGCCGGCGTACTCCTCACGGATGGAAGCCTGAACCGGCCTGGCCACCTTACGCAGACCGGCCGCCATCTCCCGCCCCAAGCCCTTGTCTCCGGACGCCTTGATCTGGGCGGCGAGCTTCTTCAGCTCAGCGCCGCCATCGATCCGGACGTCCAGGCTCATGGGTCAGTACGTCCCCACCGTGACGACGCCGTCGATTTGGAAGGACGCCGAGATCGGCACCTTCTCACTGTTGCTGGCGTCCACGGTCAGCTGGGTGACCCAGCACTCCCCGGTGTACTTGACCTTGCCGGAGGCGCTGCCCTCGGGGCCGTAGATGAACGACGCGGTGGCCGTGGCCGAGCGCAGGCCGTTGAGCACCGTGGCGGTACCGACCGTGGCCGCCGAGTCGAACATGCCCGCGATGGAGAAGGTGCCGTTCTCCAGCGAGGGAGCGTAGCGCTGGCCCTGGTCGCCGAACGCGGTGACCTCGGTCAGGCCCCGCGCGCCGGGCAGTCCTTGGATGCTGTTCAGGCCGCCCTTGACGGCCCGGATGGTGCCGGACGCGTCGTCGAGCTGGAAATCGATGTCCTTGCCGTGCACGAACGTCATGACGTGCCCTTTCTAACGGGGAGCGAAAGCCACCAGGAAGGTGACCGATCCGGTTCCCGTCACGTCGGTGACGGTCCGTACGTATCGGCTGACGGTGGTACCGGCCGCCACTACCTTGTGCTCCCAGCCCACGGCGGTCGCGGTAGTGAACGAGGTGAGATCGGACCAGGACGAGTTGTCCGTGGAGTGCTGGATCTTGATAGCTGCCGACGTGAGCCCGGAGTACGCGGTCACGTGCAGAGCGGCCACCGCGCCGTTGGTGCTGCCTGCCCCCCGATCGATGGACGTGCCGTTACCGTCGGCCGTCTCGGCGGTCAGGGCGTGGGCCAGGAAGCCCATGTCCACACTGGTGTCGGGTGTGGCGGTGGCGGTGAAACCGACCGCCTCGCTGACGCTCGCGTCCACGGTGTGCGCGGAGATGTCACACAACGCCGTCATGGCGAACATCCCGATGGCCGTACCGTACGGGCACAGGGTGGCCAGGAAGACGTTGTCGGTGCCAACGGCCGAACGGATCTCCGCGTCCAGCCCCTGGTCCACGCTGTCCTGCGGGCCCCGCAACGCGATCGAGCCGGACATCAGGCCCGGCACCCATCGGGTACCGGTGTCCAGGATCGTGTCCACCTGGCCATAGGCGCGCTGGTGACTGGCCGACCACCCGGACACCGTGGCGGACACGTGCTTCTCGTTGACCAGCACACGGGTGGCGTTGCCGGGCGTGAACGTCACTGCGCCACCACCTCAATCGCGATCGTGGCCCCCTGGTAAGGGATGCCGTTGTAGATGATGTTGCCGATGGTACGGGTACCGGTGGCCACGGCATAGGACACAAGACCGCCAAGCGTGGTGTCCTCCTCCAGGGCATCCTTGACCCGGCCAGCGGTGCCGCCGCTGGACAGGAGCTGGCGGACAAGCCGCTGGCCAGATGGGCTATCCGCGCTGGACACGATCAGGTAGGCCAGGAAGACGAAGCTGTCCGAACCTCTGGCCATCGTCATGTCCCAGTCGACCGTGTCCAGTTCAATGGCCAACGCCGGCATGTTGGCCACACCGGGCGCGTCCCCGGTGGCCGTCAGCCCCTCCTGCTGGCCGTAGATGACGTTCGTGTCCAATCCCTGGCAAGCGCTGGCCAGGGCGTCGGCAATCTCGTTCAGATCGTAGTCGGCCATCAGGTGGCCGCCTTCACGGGCTCGCGCCGGTACGGTTCCAAGAGCTCGGCCGCCCTGGGGTTGGTGCGGACTCGCACCACGTAGTCACCGAAGCCGGCCACGCCAAACGGAGCGTCGGCGGACTTGACTCCGTCTGCGGCCAGCAGGAGGCAGGCGCTCTCGACGTCGTCCGGAATGGCCGCCCATCCCCATAGGGCGGTGACGGTGACCAGGGCGCCCGCGCGCGCGAGGCTGGACATGTAGATCGGGTGCGTGCCCCACCCGGTGGACAGCCGCTCGTACGGCCAGCCGGGGACACCGTCCCGGATTCCGTCCAAGGGTTCGGCTGTCCAGATGGTGGTATCGAACGCCACGCCGTCGATCAGCAGGCCGGTCAGGTCGTAGACGTCGTGGATGTCGATCCCGCTGCGGCCGGCGTAGAACTGGCGCTCGCTGGCCACGTCCACACGTCCGAACTGACGGTTGCAGTACTTGTTGATGGCCAGGGACGCACTGGACAGCTCCCGGTCGAGGTCCGCGTCCTTGGTCGTGGTGGCGTCCGGGATGCCCATGCGCCGCTTCAGGGTGGCCCGGTCCGCGTAAGGCCCACCAAGCGCGCCACCGGCCACCACGGTCAGGACCTCGGTGGCCGTGACCGTCTCCAGGTCCGGATCCGTACCTGTCCAGGTGATCAGGTACTCGCCCGGCGTCAGGGACGTGGACGATGTCCACGTGTAGGTGTTCACGCCCGTGCTGGGGTAGGTCACCCCAGTGGTGGCGGTGGCCAGGGTGGTGCTCGCGTCCGCCAGGGAGACGATGCCCCGCGTCACGCCGGTCACGGCCACCACCGGCCCGCCCGCGTACTGGCGCCACTCGACCACCAGCGTGGCCGGTACTCCCCGGTTAACTGTGGTCATTGCGGGCCCTCCACCGGAACGGGTAGTTCGCCGAGGCGAACACCTTGCTGGAGCCGGAGCCCTTGTGCGCCAGACCGAACACCACGTTTCCGCCGTCCAGGTCGCCGGCCTCCACTTCCAGACTCATGAACATCGCGCTTCCTCGGAAGCGCACCCCCGTGGATGGGTACAGCCCGGGATCGCCCTCGCCGGCCGCCGCCGGACTGCCCGTCCCCGTGCTGCCGTACCGAACAATGCTGCCCCCCACCAAGACGACGGGGTCGAAGAAGTCGGTCGCGGCCACGCCCACATCGATCAGGCACTGCCCGGACAGCTCCACCTGATCTCCCACGGCCGCCGCGATGGACAGCGTCAGCCCGGTGACCGGCGTCCAGGACCCCTCGGCGGCCTGCGTGATGTCGCCGGAGGTGACCGAGGCCCGGACCACCGTGGGAGTCGTGCCGCCGCCCCCGCCGCTCTCCAGAGCGGTGATGGTGCCGGCGGGGTTGATGTACTTCAGCGCGCCCGACTCCACGTACAACACGCCGCCGCCGGACGGTGTGGCCGGGGCGGAGCTGTTGTAGATCTTCGTTCCGCCGTCGGGCAGGACCTCTACGCGCGCGTAGTAGTCCACGCCGTCATAGTGGATGAACCGCACCGACCCCACGCCGGGGTCTCCGGCGCCGTAGACGAACGATGCCCCCCCGGGGCGGGTGGCGTGATCGTCCTTGTACAGCTCCACGCCGGCCCCCCGGGCCGCGCTGCTGAATCCGATGTCGGCGCGCGACGCTCCGGCGGTCGCTATGGCGGCATCGTTGGACATGGTGAACCCGGACCCGCCGGTGATGGCCATCTTCAGCGCGAGGCCGTCGGTGAGCTCCGCGTCGGTGGCCTTGTCCGCCAGGGCGGCCGTCAGGCCGGTGATGTCCGACTGGCCGAGGACGACCGCGCCAGTCCGGCCGGCGACGCTGACCACGCCGCCCGGACTGCCCGTGTACCCGTTGGCGGTCACGCGGCCACACCCAGGGGACTGGCGTTGCGGATCAGTCGTTGAACACGGTAGGTCTCCTCATCCAAGAAGATCCCACCCTTGGCGTGGGTGGTCTTGATCGAGGTGTCAACACCCACCGCGATGTCCACGTTGGCCAGGCGGGCACAGAAGGAGAGGTCCTCGCTGAACTCCCTGGCGCCGCCGTTGGCGAGCGCGCCCGGGACGATGATCGGTCGGAACGGGTCCGGGCCCACCTTGAGTAGGGCGCTCCGGTGCATGAGTAGGCAGGCGGCACCCGTGCCGTCCACCCACTGGAACGCGTCGGAGATGTAGTCCTCGATCGGGCGGAAGCCCTTCTCGCCCGTCTCCAGCTCCAGGTAGTGATACAGGGTGGGGATGAGCTTGAGCCGGCGGGCGTGCAGGTCGGTTTCCACGTGCTGGGCCGACTTCTGGGCGAAGCATAGGCCGCCGATCACTAGGGCGTCGTTCTCGGTGGCGCTGGCGACCAGCCGGTCAACGGTGTCGGCGGCGAAACCCATGTCCGTGTCGACCATGAACAGCCACTCCGGGCGGTGCTCCAGCGCCAGGAAGTTCGCCACGATCTGATTGCGGGCGGCGGCCACCCCCCCGGTGCCGGCCACGTTACGCAGATACTGGCCACCGGGGCGGAAGATCCGCTGGCTACCGGCCTGGTCGAGCAGCAGCATGTCCGCCCAGCTCAACCCGAAGCAGCTGGCCCAGCTGCCGCCGTCGACCATGGAGGGGATGACCGCCCCCACGCCGTTGATGTCGCTCATCATCTCTCCGCACTCGGCAGGTACGGCAGGTGGAAGACCGGGGCGCCGGCAACCTGCCGAGTGCCGGCGCCCCGGGGCATTACTCGGTCCCGCGCGCCCGACGGCCGCCGCGCGGGCGGGCCGCTTCCTGGTCGCCGGACTGGGCCGCGTCCTGTTTGTCGTCCTTGGCCGACAGCTTGTCCAGCTCCTCCGAGGACTCGACCTTGCCGAGGTTGTTGACCGGGACGCTCGCCGCGTCGTAGGTCTGCACCTCGGATTCCTCCTTGGCCACCTCACCGGGGACGGGGCGGTTGTCGGTGGCGTCGCCCTTGATGTCGTCCAGGTTGGCGTGCGTGCCGTCCAGGTTCTGCGGGCCGTTCGCCTCGGTGAGGCGGACCTCGCGGCCGTCGCCGGCTGTGACCGTGACCATGCCGTGCCGGTCGGCGGGAACCTTGTCGTCGTAGTCCGGGTCGCCGCTCCTGGCCTTCTCGTGAACCATGCTCATGTCCTTCCGATTGATTTCGATGGAGGGCGGCGCACCGGACGTGTTGCCGGGTAACCCCGCGATTCGGCCTGTTTAGCGCGGGGTGTGCTCTTACCTGGCCGTGACCCTCCACCGAAAGATTAGGCGGTCGTCTTGTCCTGGAGCAGACGGAACGCCAAGTCGTTGACGCTGTCCGAGCCGTTGCGGAAGTGCATGTACCACGCGCGCCGGCCGTCGGGCAGGTTGTTGCTGGTGTTGAACAGGTGCGGGATGAACTCGATCGACGTCGACCCCGGCTTGTCCACGATCACGAAGTTCGAGAAGAGCCCGAACACCAGCAGGTTGTCGATCGTGGTCGTCTGGAAGACGTTGGGCGCGGTGAACGAGGTTTCCACCGGGAAGCCCAGCAACTGCGTGGCCGGCTTCTGGGTCATGTCGACCGAGTAGCTGGCGCCCAGCGCGGTACCGAGCGCGGCGATGCGCTCGGCCATGGCCGGGTGCATCAGCCACTTCGCGCCGTCGGTCCACCGGTCGCCCAGGGCGTTGGCGATGCCAGCCAGGTCCGCCCGGGTGAAGGTGCTGCCCGTGGTGAGGGACACCTCGACGTTGGTGTTGGCGTCCAGGGCGGTGAAGATGCCGCAGGGTGCCGTGGTGCCGTTGCCGGTCATGTGCGCCGCCGCTTCGAGCCGGATGCGCGAGTCCTGGAGCAGCATCTGTACGTCGCTGGCCAGGCCGGTGATGTCCTCGAACGACTCGATCGACGCCTGGATCAGGCTCTTCGCCGAGAACACCGGGATCTGGATTGGCGCGATCGGCGGGGTGTCGTCGGAGACTTCGGTGAGTTCGGCGTCCCACGAGGCCGTGCTGCCGGCCGTGCTCACGCCGTTCCACCGGTTCGCGCCGCCGGTCAGGGAGACCACCCGGGACAGCGTCCGGACCACGTCCTTGGCCCCGGCGTTGGTGAGGATCAGCGTGGGGTCG